GCTAATGCCGACACCTGCCGTTCGGTCATGCTCGGCCCTTTGCTTAGGGCTTTGATCAGGTTGTTGAAGCTGGTGGCGGCTGTTTCTGTATTGATGCCGGTTTGAATCATGGCGGCACCGAAGGCTGCCGTTTGCTGGCCGGTCAGGCCCGCCAGCTTTCCAACAGCACCTGCGCGCGTCATGAATTCCACCAGGTTTGATGCCGTGGCTCCGCTGTTGTTGCTGAGCGCATTCATTGAATCCGCCAGTTCCCGCAGGCCTGGTGTCGTCAGGCCCAGCGCCACCTTCATCTGCGCTAAGGCCGTGCCGGCCTGCTCTGCTGTCATATCAAATGCCACGCCAACCTGAGCCACTAGCGTGGCGAATTCTTTCAGTTCAGCACGCCCAATTCCGCTTTGCCCTGCAGCTGCATAGATCGCGGCGATGCCATCAACAGCAACTGGCAATTCACGCGATAGGCCTAGGATTTCCTGCTTGATTTCCCCAAATGCCTTTGGTGTCTCCAGGCCTGAGACTACCTTCCGTACATCCGCCATGGATGATTCAAAATCAATGGCGGCCTTCGCTGAAATGCCTATTGCAGCGCCAAAGACGGCAGCACCTGCCGCTGCGGCCTGCCAGGTCTTGAGACCTGTTACCCCCTTAAATGCCTTCGATGCTTCACCTGCTGCCTTTTCGACGCCGGTCAGGCTGCGCTCCAAAGCATTGACATCACCTACGCCGCCGACCTTTGCCGTAATGCGCAGCAGTGCATCAAGGTTCATGGCCATCAGCGTTTCCTCCGCGGAACCTCAGCCTTGGGCTTTGTTGCCTTGGCGATCAGTTCCACTGCGCGGGATTCCATGATCTGCAGATCGTCGAGCAACGCCACAGGATCAGCAATCTGCTGCAGGCTAGCGAGCTGCAAGACCACGCCATAGTCCAGGCCGACCACGCCGGAGCTGGTGGCGCGCCATTGGGTCTGCACACGCAGAAACATCACCAGCACGTCCCAATGTTCGGGCCAGACTTCAAAGTTCTGCGGCACCCTGAAGCGTTCCGGCAGGCTGGACGCATCCGCACCGTAGGCCTTCAGATCCTCGAGCAGCTCATCGTTAGCGCCGCCGTCACCGTTGAACCAGTGATCAACGGCGCCTGTCAGTTTCCCTTCTTGGCCAGCTCCATGGAGTTAAACCAGGCGCGGATGATCTGCCCGGCCACCGTTGGGATTTCAAGCAGCTGATTCAGTGCTGTCTCACTGAACGGAATCTCTTTGCCGTCGTCATCCGTGACACCAGCCCAGCCGGCCAGGATTTCAGCCGCGGCAACCTTATCGTCCAGCATGTCGTCGTCGTCTACGCGACCCAGCTCCATTGCTCGGGCAAGCTTGATGATTTCGTTGATCCTGGTCTGCGGCAGCCGCCGAAACTCACCATCAAAGGTGTGTTTCTCGCGGCGACCACCATCAACAGGAATCACCAGCGGAACCGGCCAGACGTAGGTTGCCTTCTGCTTGAGGACAAACGCCATGAATCAAGACTGCCGATAGAGCACCTGAACCTTAGATCAGGTGAGTGCCAAGGTGAACTCATCGTTGCCGGAGCTGCCAGGAATTGCAGTGAACGGCAGGCTCAACATTTGAACGCCATCAGAATCGGCGTAGGCAGGGGAATCAAACGAGCAATTAGGCGCACTGAACGCCACGATGTTTCCGGCGGTCTGGCCGTGGGTCCAGCTGATGGTGCTGGCGGTCTGTGCGCTGGCGATCGCAAAGTAGTCCTTGCTGCCAAGTGCTGGAGCCTCGATGCTGATTTCACCAGTGACGGAACGCTGGGTGAGCATCACCTGCTGAGTGCAGCCGGCCAGCTGCCGGAATGGTGTTTCGTTGCCGAGATCCAAGCTGAAGCTCTCCAGGCAGGCGGCGTAGGAATGCACGCTGACTGGCGTAGTGTTGGTGCTGTTGACCACCACCGGTGCGGCCTGGTTGGAAAAGGTTGGCGAGCTTTGCGCCGTGGCAGTTGCAGCGTTGTAGATGCCAAGCATCTGGAAGCTGATCCTTGGGATTTCGCCTACGCTCAGATTGAGGCTGGCTGTTCCGCGTGCACCGGTTACCAGGTGCTTGGTGCCGTCTGCGTTGAAGTCCAGCGTCACCGACGGGAAGCTGCTGCTCACCGGCGAATAGGTGACGCTGGTAGCTGCGACAACAGCTTCAGAGAAGCCGCAGGCGTTCAAGATGCAGCCCCAGCGCGGCGCCGTGCCGGCTACGCCGGAACCAGCTAGTTCAACATCAAAATTGACAGCAACATGGCGCTGTCCCACGATGAGACTGCTGGCACCAAGGTAGCCTCGGATGAGTTCGCGATCGACGCGCGACAGCTCCAGCGGCGACACCTCCAGGTTGCTGACCAGCAGCGCATCCGTGCCGGCTGGCGCGGAGCTGGTGCCGTAGGTTGATTCAGCCTTCGCCAGCAGCAGGCGAGCTCGTGTCAGTGCCATCGTCTGAGTTCAGGTGATCTGCTGGCTCCTGCAAGATCCATTTCCCGCTGCCTTCATCGAGCAGATAGGTTCCGCCTGCTGACGGGAACGGCTCGATGTCTGGCTTGCGGGGCATGATCCTGCTGTGGCCTACCGGCAGGCTATGGATCAGCTCTCAATGCTCGAAAGGCTGGTGCGATAACGAACCTGCCAGGAGCAAACCGTCCAGCCGCTGGCGACATCTGCCTTGTCCAGCTGCGGGTCGATCATCATGGGCCAGATGTCCATGGCCAGGCCGCCGAGCGTGCGATCGGCCATCAATTGCGAATGGATGTCGACAATGATTGAATCAGCGGCCTGGTCTGGGATCGCATCGCGCACGTAGACCGCGATCAGTACCGAAAGGGTCCAGTCGATCTTGCAGCTGCTGACCGGCTCAGGCGATGACGAGTCGTTGCCTGGTTCGATGACGATGGCCGGCGCCTCATCCCTGGCGAATGCTTCGGTGCGGCTGCGGTAGATCCTGGACCCGACCTGAACCGTGCCGGCCAGCGTGCTGGCGATAGCGGCAAGGATTTGCTCGCGCTTGGAACTCACGGCTGTAGCCCATCAATAAATGACGTGGGCAGGTGATGCGTGGTGGCCAGTGCCTGGATGTCAGTTGCCAGTTGCGTGGTGATCAGGCCAGCGGCGACGCTGAGCTGCCAGAAGCGCAGGAAGGTACGCGGGTCACCCTGAGCGGCCTGGCCCAGGCCTACCACCAGGCCGCCATAGAGGCCAGGGTTGGCGGCAATCGCGGCGGTGAGGACTGATTGAACGGCTGGGATTGCGACGATGGCTTCCGAGAAGGCGATCCATTCCGGGGTCGGCTCCGGTGGAGCGGGCGGCGGCAGGGGCATTACGGCCCAACCACGGGTGCAGGTGAGAGCAGTGAGGTTGATCACCTCAGTTGGCTCCAGTCGCTCGGTGGCTGGGTCGTAGGACGGCTGCGGTTCCTGGATCAGCTCCAGGTCCACGTAGCGCGGGTCGAGGCCGATCACTGGGCCATCGTCGTCGCGGGGGTAGCGGACGAGGCTGCCGGTGGGGGTGTCGTAGAGGATGCGGGTCATTGATTAGGGAAGGGGGCAGTCGGTGGCGTGAAGTTGGCGGTGTAGCGGGCGACGCCTTTGGTGATGCGGATTTCATTCATGTAAGCGTTAATCGCCTCACTACCAGAAGAACTTGATCCAATAATTACGCTATGCTGACCGAGATCGCTAGAAGAAGTACCAGAGGCTGCTATTACGCCATTAACAAAAATGCGAACCGTTCCGTTAGCCCTTGTCATAGCGACATGACTCCACTGGTTATTTTGTATAGTGCCGCCCCCAAGCCTCAATGCGGAACCCCCTAAAAAATCTACCCACACACTGATTGGGTTGGAGGTTCCTCCTCCTATGGGACCGCGAACAAGTTGCCAGCCGTTAGGATAGTCACCACATTGCAAAAGCCTAGCATATACCTGAGATCCAGAAGCATTTGGATTAATCCAAAGCTCAACAGTAAAATCTCCTGTACCAAATCCAAACGCAGCACTGTTAGGTATTAGCAGATAGTCGCCACTTCCATCGAAATAGATTGACGAGCTACCAAACTTGCTTTGCGCTGTGCTGATCTGCGCGTTGCCAAACGCCGTGACAGTCTTTGGAGAAGAACTGCTATCGATAATTGTGGTACTGCCGTTAGTTCCGTCACCGTGCAGCAACAGCGACACGCTGGAGAAGTACGGGTCAACAGGTCCAAAGCGATACGGGTTAATCAACATCACGCCCGCCTCCCGATCAGCCACACCTTCAGGCCAGCGCCTGCCACTGTGCTGCCGATCTGGTCGATGTCGATGCTGATCTCGGCGTCGTCAGCCAAGGCGGAGTCACTGATGACTGCAGCAGTGGCAGCAGTGGTGCTGGTCTTTTCTGTTGCGTCAATGCTGAGCTTCGTGCTCAGGATTGACACACCGGCTTCGTTGATGTCCACGACCAGCGTTGAGCCTGTCGGGGCCGTGGTGACGCTGGCCCGCACGGCGGTCAGGGTCATGGCGTAGGGCAACCGGAACGTGACTTTGCTTGTTCCGGTAGTGAGCGCGGAGGTTTCGTCGCTGCAGGCCAGGCCGATCTCGACCGGCACAGTCAAAGCGCCGCTGGAGAACGCCAAGCCCCCGGCAAGGCTGATCTCCTCGATTGCGCCCGTGCTTGCTGTGGCCCGGCCCAGCAGACGGGCGGTGGCCATGGTCAAGCTTGAGCTGGTGATGGCACCGGAGGCAGCGAAGGCAGTGCTCGATTCTGCGGCGGCGGTACCCAGTGTCGGCTTGCCCGACAGGTCCGCGTAGGCGCCAGTCGTGGCGACAGTGGACAGGCCGTCGATCGTGGACTTATCCGCAGCGCTCAGCAGGCCTGCCAGGCTGGCGGTAGCCACCGGCAGCGTGGCATCAGTGCCCGTAGAGCTGGCCAGTACGCGAGTGCTTGCCGTATAGGTCAGGTCCGTCGCTGGCGCCAGGTTGGCAATATCCTGCGTCGTGGTTCGGCGGCTGGCGCTTGACTGCACCGCATAGACCTGCTCGACACCAGTCAGAGCCGATGCGGCCGTCAGCTGTGAAACTTTCTGGTTTGCCATCAGGCCTCAAGCAGCAGAAAACCGTCGTCTTCCAGAAGCAGCACGTCGCCGCTCTCCAGAAGCAGGCTATTGAGAGCCACCGCAATTTTGCTCAGCAGCACCAGGCAGAACGCACCATCATCCACCATCAGCGGTGTTTCGCGGACGGCGTAGCTTTCACTGTTGACAGTCAGGCTGTCGTTGTACTCAAGCGTGCCAAACTTGCTGGTTTCAGCGCGCAGCACGTATTCAGTCGAGATCACTCGGCCATCAGGGCCGACGTACTCACCAGGCATGTCGAGAATCCCAAGGCCGCTCACTGCCCCGGCGGTCACAGTGACGCCGAAGTCAGCCAGGAAATCAGTGGGATCTTCAGACCATGCCATCAGCCTTGCCTTTCCGTGCCGGTGGCTTCACTTCAGGTAGATCAAACGTTGCGCGACCCAGGCGAACCAAGGTGTGCGCGTCTTCGTCGCTGATCTCCACCACAGCGCCAGCCTCGATGGCGACGCCGCTGGCAATGGTGTTCCGCAAGGTAAAGACCTTCATAGAAGAAAGGGGCAGTTGCCTGCCCCCGTGAAGTGTCATGAACAGGATCAGGTCGTCACGTCAAGGCAAGCAGCGAAGGCCTTCGGCTCTCGCACTGCCACGTCATAGGTGACAATCCCTCGGACGCTGGTCAGCGCCTTCGAGAAGTCATCCTGATCTTCGCCAACGGTGATCTCCAGGCCATTACCCCACATGCCGACGATCGCTTGGCTGTAATCGCCAAACAGCACCGCCGAGCACACGCCAGAGCTGGAGCCCTTGGTCAGGGTGGACGGCACCTGGTTGGTGACGTACATGGCGTAACCGTTTACCACCGAAGGGGTGGCGCCGCGGCCAATCGCCAGCAGGTTGTCGTTCACCAGGAACGGACCATCGGTGGAGGTGGAACCACCAGCGCGCAGCTTCTTCAGTGCGCCCATCACCTTGGCGTTGGTGATGTAGCTGACCGAATTACGATCCACCGGCGCATTGTCGATGGTCAGTTCGGTTTCC